CGTCGGATTCATTTCGCCGGGGTCAAAACGTGTCTGCGGATCAAATTCTTCCTGCTCGGTCGTTCCCGACGGAATCTGATCCTCGCGCTGGGCAGAGCCCTTCATCGGCGCTTTACCAGCGCCAGAGGCAAAGGATTTACCCTTACGCGGGGGTTTATCTAGGCGTTTGAGGCTGGTCGCCCCCGTAACTTTACCACCTTTTTTACGAGCTGTGCGCTCGGGCGTTACTTCCGGCGGGATGTATTTGGAGGAGTTGAGAGGTTGACGACCCGCAGAAACATTAGTGTTGAGTGCAGGGAATCCCGCAAAGTTCGTGGCTTTGCCGGAGGACTCGCCACCGTAGCTTTTCAACTTTCTGTCATGGGACGCTTTAGCATCCTTAGAATATTCATGTGTCATAATCTTCAATCCTATAGGAGAATATGGAACGATATATGGCGCGTCCACAATGTTCCGGCCGAATCGTGGCCAACGATTCGGCAATTATTACGCGCTCCGGCGCGGAGCGTTTGAAATCTGCGGAGTCAGTATAACTCGGAATCTTCGTCCGAGCAACTGTTACCTTAGGGCTTGCGCTATTCGTTAAACCACACTATACTAGCCGCATGGAACTCGTCTTTGATTTAATAAGCAACTATCTATTTTTCCGGTTGCTCGACCAGCTCACGCGACCGGTAAAGCGTCTGGGCCCTCGTCAGAAGCAACGTTGTCGCCTTCGTCGATGGCTTGCGCCTCCTCGTGCTTCGGGAAGTGTTCTTCGATAATCCGCGCAATATCCGCTTTCGTTAGCTCATGCTCGTCGTCGAACGCATCCGAGTGAAGGCCAGACGCCTCCATCTCTTCCTCGAGCAGCTCTGGGTGCTCCAGCATGATACGGCGCATACGTGCCCAATTTAAAGAGCCCTCTGGGAGGCCGTTAGCGACCTCGTGAGCGCGGCTGTAATAACCGTCGGGGTGCGTGAGGCGCTCGTACTTCGGCGTCTCCTCGGCTTCCTCCGGGGCTTCTTCAGCAGGTGTCTCGGAAACCGCTTCGACAGGCGTTTCGACAACTTCCTCTAAAGGTGTCTCGACGACCTCTTCGACCTCTGGCTCGCCGCCTTCCGCATATCCCGTACGAGCCAACGTCTGATGAAACCGCACAGGCTTCATCGGGCGCTGTGCGATCCGCAGGGCGTCTTCAACTTCGCCGCCATCAGCTCGTGCCGCTCTCATATTGTCAACAAGATTCGGATACGGGCGTCCAGCCTTCTTCGCTGCTGCTTTGGCGCTCGCGCGTTCCGTATCGGAAAGCTTTTTCGGCTTTCCGATATGTTTCGGTCTGGGCTTATCCCACACTTCCCCACCGTCAGCATGACAGTTCCATGCCCGCAAAGACTTGTTAATCCGGCTGTCCGGATCCCGTGCTGTCTCGGCGCTCGTCAACCGCTTCTTCATTCCTGACATACGTGCACAGAAACTCTTGCGGCGTGCTGCGTCTTTCTCTGTCTTAGGATTCGGAGCCGGAGGTTTCAGGTTATGCCCCTCGGCCTTCGCCGCCGCTCGCCCCTTCGCGTTCAATCCGCCCTCGGGGTTCTGGCCCTCTTTACGTGTCCACGCTCCCCCGCCCTTTGCCCGTTCGGCAATTCGCAATGCATTCTCGACTTCGCCGCCTTCGGCAAGTCCCATATCCCAGTCAGGGTCGCGGTCAATCGTCGTGTTTATCCGTCCGCCGCCCTTCGCCCCAACCGCCATCATCTCGCTTGCGTAAGACTGTCCGCCGAATGCCTTTGGTAGACGGCTCGTCACTGCCTTGCCCGTTCCCGGAATAACGCCTGCCGCGGCCTTAGCTGCCGCTGCGTAATCGCCGGATGCAATACCGCGTCCGAGCGCGTCGCCTGCCATCGCCTCGCCAACTCCCGGTGTATAATACGCAAGGTCTGCCAAACCCTGTGCGAACTGTCGGCGCTCCGGTGACGGGCGGCTATCGCCCATGAATGTGTTCGCGATACGCTCTTTCAGTGTCGGGCGATACTCAGTGAGCTGCGGTTCACGCTTGCTTCGGGCTTCGTCGTCGCTCATTCTTTCTCGCCTTCAGATTTCATAAACTGTGCTTCGCGTGCGGCATCGCTCTGGCGCTGCGCCATCGCCTGCTCGTGCAAACGCTGAGCCGCAGACTGATTCTCGCTCTGTGCCATCTGCATTGCGTTCTGCTCGCGGGCGTGATCAAGATCAAGGCCCTTAGTCTGCATCGCGTGCATCAGGTCAAAGCCCTTCAGCTGGCGCTGGTGCCCGAGGTCAAGGCCCTTCAACGTATGCTGAGCGCCGAGGTTCAGCAGGTTCTGATTAGCGTCGTGCTTGAGTTTGTCCTTATGCACCATCTCGGTTTGTTTGAGGCGAAGACCCTCTAATTGTAACTTAGACTGACGATCCGCAGCATGGTTACGCGCGTCAATCTTCAGCGCTTCCTTCTTATTCAGCTCTGCGATATTCTGCGTCTGAAGCTGGGCCATCTTCATGCTCATGTCGCCCTGTGCGTTCTGAGCCTTGATAGATGTATCCATCATCTTTGCCTGAGCCGTGATGATCTTCGCCTTCGCGTCCATCATCTTTGTCTCATCGACAGGCGGCGGTCCGGGTGGTGCCTTCGAGAACAACGCATCGGCGTCGTCAATGTCCAGCATATTCAACAAGCGCTTGTAAACTTCCTTCTGATCAAACGCTGATGGATTCTGGGAAGCAAGCGTATACAGCGCTATACCCTTCTGAATGCGAAGAGTCTGAGAGGATGTATTCGGATCGGCACGCGGTACGAGGTTGCGGTTCTCAAGTGCCTGCTGCAACTCATACGCGTCCTGCTGGAACTTCGGATTCTTGTTGGAACGCCAGAGCGATTCCGGGTCGCGGATGAATAGCTCCTTCAGCAGTTCAAACTCTTTAGACTGCGCAGTGTGTAAGCGCTTATGCACAGCACTAATTACCTTCGTGCTCTGCTCGATCATAGCAATGGTTGTGCCTACTGGCGCATCATTGCGACCTTCGCCCACCGCTGTCTCGGCGGTTCCGCCCAAACGCTGCGCTGTCTGTTCAACGTTCTGGATAATGGCGACGAAGCCTGCGTCGACACCTTTGTAAGGGAGTGGCATGAACGCTTGGTTGAGCGGGACGCCGTCAACGTCGATTGGCGCAACCTGTCCAGGTCCTACGCGTATGTTGCTCGTCTGCTGTTTACCTGTGGACCTCGCCATGATTCCGCCCGGAAAGTTTCCGAGCATTCCGGCATCAATCGCGATTCTCCACGCAGCAGTCAGCGCACGGCTCGCGTTGCCAAGGATCTGAAGGAAACCAAGGTTCGTTCCCGGATAGGCCGGGACGAACACGTACTCCACGAACACTTCCTGTCGGACGTAACTTTTGTCGCCCTCTTGCCACCAACGGCGAATCTCGAGGATCTCGCGACTGTCCTTATCAATCGTCACGCGATACGGAAGCGGCAGTCCTGTCTTCTCGCCGTCCTCCTCGTGCTCAAAGCCCTCAAGGTCGAGCTCACAATAGCACTCGTAGATCTCGCGATCCTGTTCGTCCTGCCCGCCGATTGAAAGCTTTGGCATCACGCCAGCGATGTCGTCCAGCTTTCTGTCAACAACGTTTAAGTCCGGTGAATACACGCCGCTTGTCAACGGCACGTCGCGCCAAGCGCCCGCCAGCTGCATCTGTTTAACAATGCTCGGACGCATGCGGCTGCGGTGTGTAATTCGCGAGCAAGCCTCCAGCGATACAGCACCGTCAGAAAGGATGATGTCCTTACGGTCGATAGTCTCAGCGACCGGTCGACGCTTAAGCGGATGCCAATAGATTTTACGATATGCTTCGCCGACAAGGCCCAGCGAGAACAGCATTCGGTCGAAGTCTGGAACGTATTCTTTCGCCGTAGATGTCAAATAGAAATTGAAATCCTGCTCAAGCTGATTTGCCTGAGCGTCAAGCTGAACTGTTCCGTCGCCCTCATTGGCGACTTTTACCGGGCCATCGCTCGGGAGCAACTCGCCACGCGCATTCGCCTGAAAGCGAAGAACAGCCTCTAGCAGCAGCGGATGCTTGACGACCGAGATACCCGCATCGTTAGGTTCTGACTTCGGTTCCTCAAGTGTGATTCCGAGTAAATCCAATCCTTTAACAATGTCGGACAGCTTACGATCTTGACGTTGAATGTCGTCAGTGACCATGCGGATCAAATCGTCAGAGATAGCGCCCAGCGTTCCGGGCGAGACATGCTGCGCTAGATTGGCGTCATGGTCGCTGGCCTCGTCGTCGGGCGCTATGCCAAATGGGCCGAAATTGATCGAGATTGAGCCGTCTGGGAGGTCTACGACCAGCGCATCTGGCTTTAATTTAACAAGTTCTAAGTCGCCCAGATCGACTATCTCCGAGCCGGGCTCCGCAGGCTTTTCGTCCTCGGGCTGGCGGATGAATCTCGGATCGTCGATGTCTTCCATAACTCAAATTCCTTTTGCGCTTCAGAACTTTGTTCCGTTACGCTTCTGTTCCTGACAAGTCTCGATCTTCCAGATAATCCACAAAATCGCGCAGACCAAATTTATCAAAATAAAACTGACGAGCCTACGCATTAGTGTGGACCCGAGCAGTCCTCCTCGAGGAACTGCCTCGCGGTTTCTCGGAAGTATTTCAGTGAGACGCTCAGTTCCTTTGCTCTATAAAGCAGTCGGGCCAGCTCTTCAGCGTATTCGGCAGCAACGTCTTCTCGACCGACAAATCCGCGTTGTATTTCAAGGAAGATCTCAGCCATACGCTCAGCGACAGCTGTGTTTTGTTCCTCGATTTCTGCAAGCGACCGCATGGGTGTTTACCCAAGAGAATGGTGATTGCGAATTTTAGCTTAGAAACTGCGCTTAGTAAATGGTGGAGCAGGCGAGGATCGAATCTGGCAATAGATTACCGTAGCCCCGCCCGCTTCTCCTCATGATACCTACGCATACTCTCCGAGATCTTGTCTCGGGTCGTTTTTGTAGGCGATACACCGAAACGATGGTTATTTGGGCCTGACATAGACTCAGATATTTTCTTGTTTATTTCTAATTGCTCGGCTTCTGTTTTCCCCGCCATGCAAACTGGTTCATGTATACCATACTTTGGATGGTTCGGTCCTGAGAGCGCTTTTGATATTTTTTCTCTAATCTCTTTAGACGGAACGACGCCATACATCCCGTTAGCTGGACCAAATTGCCTCGCCGAACGGCCTTTCTTTACCATATCGGCGGCATTATCCGCAGGAGACCCTTCCCACAAATGGTCCGGGTTACAGCAGCCTCGGACATCGCACGTATGGCAACAATAAAGACCCGCGCCAATCGGTCTACCTAATTTTCTTTCAAGTGATAGACGATGTGTTAACTCCTGACCTCCGCGCTTGTCGATGCGAACGCAACCATACCCTCCGGTTGTACCACCGGTCCAGATCTTACAGCCATTTGTATTCGGTTCGATACTATCCACGATAGCAAAAAATTCGTCTAGTGTCATAAGCTTGCACCTTATGCTAGAGGCTTTGTGGTGGAGCGAGCCGGTTCTGCCCCGACGTCTTACCCGTGCAAGGGGTAGGTTTTCCTGATTAAACTATCGCCCCTTGGAGCGGCATGCCGGTTCTGCCCCGGCGCTTTCTGGATGGAAGCCAGATGAGCTACTATTACACCAATGCCGCGATATGGTGCCCCCGCCAGAGCTCGAATCTGGTTCTCCCGCTTACAAGGCGGGTGCATCACCATATATGCTTCAGGGGCAATTCTTTTATTCTTTCTCAACCATAAACACTTGGTTGACATCAAGGTCAGCGAACCAAGTCTTTGCTCTGGCTGTGCAATCTTCGTAAGGCAACTCGGCTTCCAAAGCGCGACAGATAGCCTCGACCTCTTTGCCATAATCGCCCATCGTCCAGCTCACAACGGAAGTAAGCTCGGCAATTACGGCAGCCTCGCGCTTCGTCAACTCAAGAACGATCGCTGTCTCTTCTGGCATGTCTTCCCGCTCCTCAGTCCAATACTTCACGTAGAAGTGCTCGCCGCACAGGTCAATCTCGCGCTGCGGATAACCGTTCGCCAAAAGCCAAGCCGTTATATCAACAACGCCTTCGGGGATTTCCTTGGGGAACCCGAACAGCCAGCCATTCGGCGGATCGATCATACGGACTTTTGTCATTGAATCTCTGAAAAGAACCAGCATCGCTGAGGCAACGCTGGCCAAGGTTCAAGGGAGGAAAAACGACCCAAGGTGCCGTTTTTACGACTTAAACCGTCTCCGGATAAATCGCTCAAAAGATTTAGCTGACTTTCGCAAAGAAGTAAAGTGATATTTTTCGCGGGTGTTCCGATAAATGTAGATGGCGAGGCTGAGCTTTAACATCAGCATGAAAAATCTGAGCACACGTCACACACTTGGTAGGAATCGCCCATCTTTACCAATTTTGCGCGGAATAGCCTTTAACGGAACAATCGGTGTAACACAATTCTTAAATGTTACCCCATTTTTGATGTCTCGAATAGTCCGTGTACCTACACCATATTGTGCTGCGAGTTCTTTCGATGTAGCGGAAGCGCCACGGATCGCTTCGGCCTGTGCGTTTGTCAATTTTGCCGCGGACCCATTTTCTCCTGAAAAGGCGGCGCTTAATTTCGCAGATCGTGCTTTGGCTACTTCGGGCAGCATTCGTGTGTAACCCGCGCTAATTGCCTTACCGAACGCTTCGCGCTCCTTTTCTGAAGTCTCTGCCCAGCGTTTGATTTGAGCCACGCGCTGGATTTCGCTTTCCCTAACTAATTGTTCCTCCGATTTAGCTGAATGTCTATCAGATATACTGCGACCCCAGGCGTCTCTAAACGCTAGATCCTTTTCGTCCCAGTATCGTTGAACACCGATCTGCGTTTTCGCACTGCGTCTGAGTTTGTCGACTTCCGGAGTTTTTTCGTAAGCTTCCGCTATTGCTCTACCGCGCTGTGTTCTTTCGAACTCGCTAATTGAGGACCAATACTGTTCTCCAGACGATTTCAGTCTCTCAATTCGTTTTTCTTTTCGTTCTATCGAAACGTTTTTGGCGCCATTTCTCGCTCTCTTTATTTGAATCAACCGATCTGTCGGCGAAAGACTTTCCCACCAGGATTTGGGATCGGGTCGACCCGCGACGAGAATGCCGTTATACCAAGGTCGAAAATTATCAAACATCATCTGCTCGTAGAACGTCAACATATCTTCAGAGCAGATAAGGACAATCTCAAAAACGAATACAGTTTTATCGGGTTCCGAATTCCACGCACTCACGAATTTCTTGTTCTTCTTTTTACTTGTGTTCAATTCATAAATATGCGCGCGTCGCCGCCCGTCGAAATTTTCCGACTGTCCGTAATAACATTTATTGTTTCGGGTATTCCGAATGCGATAAATCCCGCACTTATACGGAAAGATTACTTTACTAAAAATGCTCTGCGAGCTAAGAACTTTATCAGCCACGGTCCACTCACGATGGTTCGTTCGGTTAGAAGAGGCAATCAGCTCGAACTGGTTGCCTCTTTGCATTTTAACCCAAACGTAAGCGCTGGTAAACCCAATTAAACATCGTAGACTGCTCGCGTCGGCGCTTGATAAGTTGCTTCGCGTTGAATCTCCGCAGCAATTTCCTCGGGACGCCTGAGCATTCCGCGCTCCCTCAAATATCGAAGAGCTTGAGAGATAGCGTCAACTCTGTCATCGTGCTTGCCTTTTGGGAATTGTTCGCATTCGGTAATGGTGTCGTCTGCCCATGTCTTATCGGGTGCGATCACCATGCCGGATGTAAAGATGGGCTGAACACTGTACGCTCGGGCCAATTTATCGGACGGCCCAGGATTGACCAACTGGACGCCCCAGCTCGCTGTACGATTGAGACGTTGTATTTCTTGCGCCACCGAAATACCCGGGCCTTTGGCCTCCACAAGAAGCATATCTACACTATAACGCGTACAGGAATCGATGACGTGCTCCACGAGACCCATCGCTGCTTTTTTTCGCATAGCAAAACTTGTGTCCGATTCTCCCGGCTCTCTTAAAACATCCGGACCGTGTATTGGTAGGCGTTTGCTCCAAGCATACATCAAAATAACATTTGGCAGTGTATCACGGTCATCCAGAACCTCGGAGATCTCTCCGCGTTGAGATAAAATACGCCGCGCTGTCGCGCCCCCTCTTTGACACACGCCAAAAATTACAAAACCTGAAGGATCATTTTCAGATCTCTCTGTGTATGCCGGGTCTAAACTCGCAATTATATAATCGCAGTCGGGGTATTTGTTTGCATCGGGTTTGCCGAAAGTTTGCGCCATCTCATTGTCATACAAGACCCAGTCTGAGCGCTTCCAAATTCCTCCTCCACGGGGAGATGGGCGCTGCTGAAATTGCCCGGCGGAAGCGTAGACGCCCATTACTGCTTCGTCGCGTTCAACAACTGCTAATGGGAATCGAGCAGGAAATAACAGTTCGCCGTCATCCTCTCGCGGGTCTTCAAAACCAAGCTCTGTATAACATTTTCGATCAGGTTCAAACCGCATCGGAAGACAAAGATGTACATACCCCAAGTTCTTTTCGAGTATCACTCCAGAGACATCGCCTTCATGGAGGCGCTGCATGATGACGACGATGGCCGACGAATCAGGGTTTGAAAGCCTTGTCGGCACAGCTTCCAAGAAGCTGGTAATAGTTGACTCGCGTTGAACCTCTGACAACGCGCCGTCAACCGAATGCGGGTCGTCGATGATCACACGGTCCGCACGTACACCCGTCAGCGACTGAAAGGCCGCAGCTTCTCGGAAGCCCGTCGCGGTGTTTTCGAACTTTGTTTTGGCGTTTTGATCTCCGGTTAATTTAACCGTATCTCCCCATCGCTTTTGATACCAATCTGATTGGATCAATCGACGCATTTTCGTCGAGTCTCGGATCGCGAGGTTCTGGCTGTGCGCCGTACATAGATACCGAGTGGACGGCATGCCTTTCGGTCCCCACTCCCAAGCAGGCCAGAACACGTTCGTCAGCAAGCTCTTCATCGTTCCCGGCGGAACGTTTACCAACAATCGATTTATATCCCCATCGGTAATCGCTTCAAGGTGCATACAAATTGCATCGATATGCCAGCCATGAGTGTAAGGCTGCGATGGTTCAATTACAGTCCACGCTTGGCGGGTGAATTCAGCTAAAGACTCTTCACACCGCCGCTTGCTGCGTATCAAACGCAATGCGTCTACGGCCTTCGCCAGCTCTATCTTCTCTGATAAAGGTAGCTGATAGACGACCTCCGGATCAAGATCTATGTCTTCTAAATCAAACATCCTCTTCGTCAACTACCTCGTGCGATGACTCCTCGACCTTGCCCTCAATATATTTACCCGTGATCAACCGAACAAGCTCGGACTCCGAGAACCGATCATACACGCCAACTGTAATCTCTGTCTGATTCTGCGGCTTACCATGACCCCGGTCCAACAACTGCGTTGCTGCGTTAATTCGATGCTGGTCGCTCGCCTTTGGATTGCGCATAATGTCAACCAGAGTCATCAATGCCTCTGCGCTGAACTCTTTCGCCGCACTCTTCAGGTCGCGCTTGACGCTCTCCTCAAACAGCTGTTCGGGTGTCAAAACCTTCTTTGGTCGCCCTAGCGGATTGCGGTTGTTTCCAGGCTGGAACCGCGTCGCCAACTGCGCTTCGCTCGGAGTTCCTCGTGACATAGTTCAGTTTTCCGCTTTTTCGTCCAATAAGTCCGCTTTCCTCCACGGAAATATTCGGAGCACTTTGTGTATTGTATACTAAATCGGATCTTTCGACAATAATCGACTTTCGACCTCGTCCCAGTTCCAGTTTCTCGCGCCGATTCCCTCGATCGGAGAGAACTTCTTCAACCCAAATTCCTCGAGCTCTAAGATCTTGCTGCCCTCGATTACGAACAACTCGTCCTTCTTACGACGCACTGCGATAAACACTCTTCCACCTAACCGGGATACGCGATGAATAAACGGTATTTGGAGCGGCTGAAATTTGCAGCGCCAACCCGACGTCTGTTTAAATTCCACGAGCCCCATCGTTCCACCCGGAGCGACAAACAACGAATCAGGAATGCCCGGACAAACTGCTCCAGTCTCCAATCTTGACCACAACCAATCTGGCGTATGGCTTTTGAATATCGGATACAGTCCACCATCAAGTGCCAAGATGGACATCCAACGTATGTTTCAAATCACGATCCAGATTGTCGCGACCTCGTAACCATTTGAGGTAATCTTTGGGGATCTCCGCGAACTCTTGTCCACGATGCTTCCCAAAGCCAAGTTTCCTTAAAAGCACAGGTTCTTGCGTGATCGCAACCATTTCTTTCGCAGTCGTTGTCGTTAACAAGTGCAGCATTAGCTGCGCAGTTGTCCGCGCGTCGAAGAGTGCTGAGTGGGGCTGACCATCCCGACCATCTCCGCTTTTAACATCTAAGCCGAGATGGTATCGCAAAACCTGATTTGAATAGCTTGGTGCGCTCTCGATGATTTTATTTGCCACTTTCCAAGTACAAATCCACGGGTGCGTTGCGAGTCCCGGCAGCATTCCACGGTCAAAATCGGCATTGTGGGCCACGAGAACATCCTTCTCGCGGAGGTCCAAATATTCGATCGCTTCCGACAGATTGCGAGCATCGACAACATCGCTGTCTGTAAGGTGATGAACCGCAGAAGCCGCTGCTGGAATTGGTCTGCCCGGATCAACCAAACAAGATCTCTCCGAGACAACAGCCCAAACGCCGTCGACTTTCTCAAGCCGAACCGCGGCGATCTCGACAACGCGATCGGTTTCTGGATCTAAGCCTGTCGTCTCCGTGTCGATAACAACAATCATAGTTTTCCCTTCGCCCAGTTCGCCCAGCGATTCAGATTATGTGCTGCGCCTGCCGGTGTAATACCGAACTTGCGGCCGATCTGCGTAATAGTCGCGCCCTCTTGGCGCATACGAAACATGTCCAACACACGCTCGGGATGAAAAGGCTGATCCTTCGTGTATCCCGGCTGCGGTCCTCGACGCTTCTTTACTGCCTGTTCCATTATATCAACCACTCCTGAAGTTTGTCGCCGCTAACCAGTGCAGCCAGATCCATTTTATTCCGCAGAGCTTTGATGAGCTTCTCTTCCATCGAACCTCGAACAGCGAGGTCAACATATGTCACAGAAGAATTCTGTCCGATTCGATGAGCTCGCGCCTCAGACTGCTGTCGCTCGCTATTTTTCCAACTATTAGCAGCGTAAACCACAAGATGAGCAGCAGTGAGAGTATTGCCCTCGCCACCCACTGATTGGTTGCTAACAAAGAATCGACATTTGGGGTCTTCCTGAAACCGCGCTTTGGCAATTTCCCTATCGTCACTTTTGACCTCTCCCCAGAATCTCACTGTCGATTCTGCGCCGTATTCTTTCTCGAGCGCCTCTGCGATCTTCTTCAGAAAGCGCGGATAAGGTGCCCAGATAATCGCTTTCCCATCATAGTCTTCGAGCAGCTCCAGTAACGAGTCAACTCGATTACTTGGGATGTCATGAGCTTCACCGTTTTCATCTACGACATGGCCACACAAAATGCTGTGCAGCTTCGTTAACACAGCAGCCGCAATCTGAGCCGTAACATACTGACCGTTGATCTCGGTCATCGCAAGCCGCTTGATATCGTTGTAAGCTTTCAGCTGTTCCATCGTCATATCAACATGCCGAATCGGCATGAAAATCTTCGGAGGCAGATCGAGCACCTCTTCAGTTCTCACGCGGAAACTGTGATCAGCAATTTTCTTCTGAAGCTCTTCTACGTTGCGGTATCCGACAATGACCTCAACAGGGCGTCCGCCTTGTTTCTTGAAGTCTACCTTCTTCGTGACAGCGTAACGAGCTCGGAACGTAAAGAAATTCCTGTGCCCCAGAATATCCGGATTTAAAAACGCAAACTGGCTATATACGTTCAGCGGATTCTCGGGTGCTACAAGGCCCGTGAGAATACGTCGATATTTCGCAAGCGGCGCAATCTTCAGAATGAACTTGGTTCGCAGCGAATCCGGCGCTTTGATACACTGACTCTCATCAATGCACCACATCGTGTCTGCGCTCTGTAGAAACGTAACGATACCCTCTTTCGCACGATCCACTCGAGAGAGTGCCTCGACGTTCATGAGTAGAACACGCGGGCGTTCCGGCGACAGCTTCAGGAAAGCCTCAAAATCTTTCGGCTTTGTTTTGCTGCTAACCCATGTGAAAATCTTGAGCTTCTTATAAAGCTCCGGAGGCAACCATTTCTCGAGTTCGCCGTCCCAGTTTCTGTAGCTTCCTGACGGCGCAACCAGCAGAAAATTCTTTATGAGCCCACGCTCGAGCTTGTACTCAAGATCCATAACCAACGTACGGGTTTTGCCGGTACCCATCTCCATTAAGAGACCAAATGCCGAACGCTCCGCTAGCTGTGCAGCCGCAGTAAGTTGGTGTTTATAAGGGATAAAGCTCATGTCACAGCACTATAGTTCGCTTTTCTTTATTAGTAAAGTATAAACCATACCCCACTTTACAGCAAAAGTGAGCTTTACTTCCGAAACAAATCGAGCTATAACTACCCTACGGTCGGAAACGGCTGAAACGATCAGGAGAACGAAAATGAAAACTTTCCTTGGCTTCCTCGCTGAACTCCTCGCGTTCTTCGCGATAGTCGCGGTCGCAGTGCTGTTCTGGGTTGTTACCCCGGCGAATGCGATGGAGTTTCAGATTACGAAAACATCGCCGACGGAAAACGCGCTTATCGCAGAAGGTGAAATTTATTCAGGGGACGCAAAACGTCTCCTGAATTACTTACACAATAATCCTGAAGCTGAATCCATTCGTATGGTCTATCTGAATTCGAACGGGGGCCTTACCAATGAATCTTATGTCATTGCAGACGTCATTCATGAATTAAACTTAACAACGGTGGTCCCCACCGATGCGCGCTGCGAATCTGCGTGTTTTGAGTTGTTCGCTGCGGGTAAAACCCGCGTCGCCGGACCTAACGCACATATCGGCGTTCACCGCGTTAGCTGGGGCGGTCGTGAAGACGATAAATCGCGCACGCGCTCTATTGAATACGCGACGTACATCAGTAAATTCGGCGTCCCGAGAGCTATTCTAGCTTCTATGATGATGCAACCCGCCGCCGGTATATACTATCTCACGGACGAAGATATGGCCTCGATGCACGCTTTCCGCTACACCTCGGGGGGTAACGCCAAAACCGCGCAGCCCGCACCGGCTCCGGCCCCCGCCCAGTCTTTCTCCGTAACGACCGCCCCGGAAGCCGCGCCGGTTGATCCTCAGGACATTCGCGCCCAGAAGCGCATTGAGTTCGACGACACCTTCCAGAAGGCCTACGCTGTCTCTCAGTCGCAAAATCGTGGCCGCGCCGCCGCCGCTAAAAATTGCGACCGTAACGGTTGCGAAGCGATCCTCGCTTACCGCGATAAGAACGGCTATTACGTCGAGCTTCACAAATCGCTCAATACCGACAGCCGCGCCCTCTGCCGCATGACGCAGCCGGGTCTTTTTGAAGATACCTACCGCTGCAAGAACTGGCTGACCGGCGAATCCAAAGACTACCGCTGGTCGCGCGATCCGCTGATGTAACATAATTTCAATTTTCTTAAAATACCACTTTACTTCCCGGTTAAAGTGCGCTATAAAGAAAGAATAGCGCGTTAGGCGTTAAAACGAGGAGTAAACGAAATGAACTACGCAACATATTCCGCTGATCAGCTCCGTGTCGTGATGGAAAACGCGAAAAATCGCGGTAACATGGAAGTTTATACTCTGGCTAAAAAATTACGGTACGCAGCCATATATCGCGACTCGCTTGAAACCGAGGAAAAAGCTACCCGTCTTGCCGAATTTGAGTCCGAAAACCGCGCTTGTCTCGCAGTCTGGGAAGCTCTACAGGCCGACCGTAAAGAATATAAAAAATATACGGCTACGCGTACACGGCTACTCGAGAAAAATCGAGGTTCGATTGGTGCGCTGGTTTATACCATCGAAAACAATTCGTTTGGTTCAAACGTGCTTTTTGAAGAAGGCCTGTTTGAATATTCGAACGAAGCGCTGATCGTAAAATACGCCGATCTCTTTCCCGAAGAAATCGTCGTTAAGTGCGCCAACCGCTTGGATCGCGCCGCTTGATCGTATCACCTAACTGTGCGGTCTCCTGAAACTTAGCCCGGATTTTTCCGGGCTTTTTTCTTAAATAGGACTTTACTTCCCGGTTAAAGTGCGCTATATTGTTATTGTCGGTTAGGAATAACCGATTTGACTGAAAACCGAGGACAGAAAAATGTTTCACAAGAAAGCCCACGAAGCCGATGTCTCCATTTACCAGACCTCTTACGGTTTTTGGAAACTCCAGGCCAAAGACGCCGCCGCCGTCCAGTACCTCTCCGACAACGGCTTTATGCCGGTCGATTACAGCCCCAACACCCCCTACGAAATTGAAGAGCCCGTAGCCCGCTTCATCGCGCGCTCCTATCTTGAGCCCCATGCTACGCTCAAGCTCTACGCTCCGCAACTCGCCCCTCGTAGTTTCTACGCATAAGGTCGAAACGAGGTCGGTAACCCCCTTCGGGGTTGCCGACACTGTCATCCCGTAATGCGGGATCTGATGAGACCAATAGGATTAACGACAATGCTAAAAGACGAACTTAAAGAACTTTACGTCTTTCTCGACTGCCTGAAACGCGGGGGTTATTTTGATCCCGAGCCAACGAAAACCGTCGCGCCTCTCTCCGATCGCCGTTTTCGCGGCCCTGCGGTTACTCCGCAAAATAAAGGCCGTAAATTAACGCGGCACGAAGCTGTGGAAATCTATCGCGAAGATCGGTATAGCCCCCCGGAGATCGCAGAATTGTATAACGTTCATGAGTCGACCGTATACGATATCAAATGTGGTCGTACTTGGTCGCTCGCTACCGGTCAAAAGAAATCGGATAAACCTCTGCGAGCCGTCGGGATTAAGAACGGTAAGAAACTGAATTCGAAACAGGTTCTTGAGATTTACCGCGAGAAAGAGCTGTCGAACGCGGAGATCGCGGAGATCTACGATATATCAACCGTTTCAGTTCAAAACATCAAAGCGGGTCGCGCTTGGCCCCAGGTCACAGGACATAAGAAATGACTGATTTCCTAGACGATATCCTTAATGAGGTCGAAAGCCTCTCCTCTTCCGGCGACAAGCTGGATCAAGTCCGCGCCGCCGCTCGTCGACTGCGTGACCTAGAACACCGCAAGGCCGAGCTCGAGGATGAACTCGACCAAACCAAGCGGGCCATTCTGGAACTGACAGAGCGTGACCTCGTCAAACTCTTCAGCGCCGCAAACATGTCGTCCCTCACTCTCGAGGCCGAAGGTAATCACCCTGCGATGACCTTCGAGAAAACAACTTTCTACAGCGCTAAGATCCCCGCGGAGAAAGAAGCCGAAGCTTTCTCTTGGCTTCACGATAACGGTCACGGTGATATTGTGAAAACGCAAGTCACTGTCGCCCTTGGTATGGGTGAACGCGATACTGCTGAACAAGTTGAAGCCGCAATCGCGAACCTCGGCGTTGATTACAATTCCAAACTTTCCGTGCACCCGAGCACCCTCAAGGCGTTCGCGAAATCGGAGATAGAGTCTGGCCATGCGCTCCCCATGGACTTGCTCGGTGTATATATGGGAGAAACCATCAAACTGAAGAAAGTGAAGTAACATGACTAAGAACGCACTTAAGACTGCCGAATCAACTGCTGTCGCCACGACTGAAGTCGATGACATTCTTAACCAATACGCCGGTGCGGGCACGAGTGCCTCTACTGAGCATAACGTCGTCCCTATGATTTACACCCTGCAGTCCAACTCGCCGCAGGTTAACAAACGTGGTGATGGTTACATTGAAGGCGCTGAAGCTGGCGACATCTGGCTCAAGAACTATACGCACCCAATCGTAAAGGGTGAAGAAGGCGTTCTGTTCCAGCCTGTAGCTTTTCAGTGGTCTCACGTTGAATGGAAACCCGACCGCGGTGGTTTTGTTGCGGCGCATGATGTTCGTCCGGCTGACGCTGTGCAGAAACAGCTTGACCCGAATGATGACCGTGTCTCTTGGGTACGCGCGAATGGTAATATCGTTGTGGATACGTGCTATGTATATGGTATCGTCGCCGGGGAGGCACCTTACGTTATTCCGCTGTCCAGCTCCGGCTACAGCGTTGCGCGTAACTGGAATAGCAACGCCCGAGCGCGAAAGCATAACGGGAAGCCGCTCCCGCTTTTTGCGACGCAGTATCGCCTGAAGACGGCCTACCGCAAAAACGAGCGCGGAGAGTGGTACGTTCTGTCACCCGAGTTCGTAGAGGGTCTTCCGTCGCGCGAACAGATCGAGGCCGGTCTCGAATTTTTCAAGAGCGTAACTTCCGGCGAAAAGAAAGCTGAAGCCGAAGTTTCTACGCACGGCGAATCGGAAATTCCGTTCTAAGCTGTAGCTGAGCCACTATTTAGCCGCCGGAGGGAGACTTTCGGCGGCTTTTTTCTTCAAAATAGTGGTTGCCTTCTTTTGCCGTCGCAGCTATACTCCGTAAAGCGTTGCTTCTGTTGAGTATTTGAGTTCTCCGGAGGCAACAAAATAGGCGGAGAGCCCCACCAAGAGTAGGCGGCCAATACTCTCTCCCCCGCCTTAACTAACCTGCTGAAAATAAAGCCCGTAGTGTAGCTAAGGCGGCTAGGCGGCCATTTTCAAGATTATTGTTACCCCGCCGCGCCCCCGCCATAATCAGGCGTGCATACCCGTTCCCCTTATAATATTTTAATTTTACTCTTATATATAGACTGAGCCCCACTACGGCCCGCAAACTCAATGGGTTAGAGTAGGCGGGCAGCTAGGCGGGCAAACGCCTACCCGCCTACTCCCGGCAAAAATATTTTTAAAATCGCCCTTTCCAACCGTCCCAAAACAGGCTATACCGCCTTCCCTACTAAGAATCGGCAGGGAAAGGCCATTCATGAAAATGCTAAGAACAAAGGCCGTTTGCGATATTTTAGGTGGATGCAGTATAGACCACCTGAACTCTCTTCGCAATCAGCCTGATTTCCCCAAACCCGTTCACCCCTACCCCGGAGCACACTCATTGATGTACTTCGAGGACGAGATATTTGCATATCTCGAGAAGCTGCGTAAGGAACGGGATGGAACAGATGACAACAACCAAAACAAATGAAGAGCTGTTCCGCGCTTTTGTCATTGAGAAGCTGGATTACGACCCCGGCCCTATCCGTGTCACCAGCGGGAAATCCCTTGTAAAATTCTCCACGTCTAATGACCCCAGAGATGATTCGGGTTGGTACGCATTTCGCGGCGAGACCGGCGTTTGTGGCAATTGGCGAGATGCCACGGGCGCAAAGCACAAGTGGAGCTCTGGTAAGAAGCTTTCGAAGGAGGAGCAGGACGAGCTCGTCGAATTGGCGAGGGACGAGGATGAGTCACGCACCGAGCTTCGCCTTTTGGGATCCATCAAGGCACGTAAGGCATACAAGCAGTTTAAGTTTCGCACGTCGGAGGCGCACCCTTATTTAGAACGCAAGGATATCAAAGCCCCGAATTTATTTATTGATAAGGGCGAACTGATAATTCC